TAGTGACACATACTTCGGAGGCTGCTCCCACGGAGCATTGCCGGGAGCGCCCGTCAACGAAATGCCGGGAATAGGTTGATGAAGAAAATCAGGTTTCATTCTTTGCCTTCACTTTCTGTGCTGTCTTGCGGATGGTGGCGATGTAAGAAGCGATGGTGTCAATGTAGTCGCTCTCAGACGACGACATCTTGTCCTTTCGAGACATGATGCCGCCTTCGCTCTTTGAAGGCTTCTTGTTCATCTTATTGATGCGCTCTTCAACCTGCGCCATAAACTTTTTGTAGTTTTGCATTGTTATTCCTTAGCCACCGAATAGCCAATTAATGCCTTTATCAATTAGACTTTCACCAACTTTTGTACCACCAAAAGCAACAAGCAATTTGCCCCAAGAAGCGCTAGTTTCAGCGTCCATCTTGTCGCGCTGTACGCCTGCACTCAACAACATCTCAGCCATCGACGCAGCCCTGTCTTCACCACGTTCATAACTATCGTACACCATCTTCACTTGATCGCGATAGAGTTGCACTTCGTTATTATATTGCGCTGAAGTCATGTTGTTCATGGCTTGGGCGTTGGCGAAGTTGGCAGCGTTGACAGCAGCAGTGTTGGCAGTGCTGACATTCGCCAATAGTTGCGCGTTTGCTTGATCAATGACAGTGCGATTTGTGACGTTAAATTGCTCACGCTGCGACTTCATCTGCGAGTTAAACTGCTCCATCGCATTCTCTTGACCAGTGTTAAACTGAGTCATTGCATTCTTCTGAGCAGAGTTAAACTGCGACACCTGAGTAGACAACGAAGCTTCAAACTGATCAGCCTGTTGTTTATTTGCAGCGTTAAACTGCGCTGCAGCATTTGTAGCAGCCGTATCAGACAACGCAGTCTGTGCAAGAGTCTGTGCCTTAAACAACGCAGTCTTCTGCGTGTTATCAAGGTTTGCCATATCCATTGCTAAAAACGACTGAGCATTCTGAACAGCAGATTGTTGACGGGCATTCAGATTCGCCATGTCCATCGACGCAGCAGCAGCGGCATTAGCCAACACTGTTGCCTGCTGATTGCTCATGTCCTGCAGGTTAATCTGCTGGATAAACTGCGCGTTTGACAAAGCCTGCTGCTGTGCAGCAGTGAAGTTTATGCCTGCAATTTCAGCAACACGTGCAGCATTACTGATATTTACTTGCTGCTTGTTGCTGAGTTCTTGACCCTTCATTGCGGCATCAATTTGTGCGTTAGCAAGCGCTGTCTGCTGCTTATTCGACAGATTCGACAACTCCATCTGCATGGCATTTGTCGTATTCAACATGTTCGCTTGCTGCTCTGCGTTAAACTTCAGTCCACGCTCTTGCAATTGGCTGCTAACATTGAACAACGCTGTCTGCTGTTGATTTGACAACACCTGTCCCTTCAGCGCAGCATCAGCGTTATATTGAGCAATGAAAGACTGCTGTTGTGCCGTTGCATCAAACTGTGCAGATTCAAAGTTTTGAGTGCTTTGAAGAACAGCCATCTGCTGCTCATTCGTCAACTCTTGACCCTGCAATGCAGCCCTTACTTGCAGATTTGCCAACGCTGTCTGCTGTGCATTTGATGCATTTGTAATGTCTACTTGCAGAGCATTGCTGGCATTGAACAACAACGTCTGTTGTTGATTTGTCAGATTTATCTTACGTTCATCCAACACTGCGCTAGCATTGAACAACGCAGTTTGTTGTTGGTTTGATAGCGATTGCCCTTCAAGCGCTGCTCTAGCGTTGAAGTCAGCCATCATCGCTTGCTGTTTAGCGTTAGCATTAAACTGAGCAGCCTCAAACGTCTGAGTGCTACGCAACACAGCCATCTGTTGTTCGTTAGAAAGCTCTTGACCAGCAATAGCAGCCTTTACTTGCAGATTTGCCAATGCTGTCTGCTGACGAGCGTTAAGATTTGTAAGATCAATTTGAATGTTCTCAGCAGATCGCTGCAACATTGCTTGTTGACGATTATTCAGATTGAGATTGTTTACTTCAGCATATTTTGCTGCATTTGTTAATGCAACAGAAGTTTTGATATCGACATTTTTCTGTTGCGCTGCAGCACGAACCTGAGCATTAGCAAGCACCACAGCCTGCTGATTTGACAGATTCTGAGACTGCAAAGAAAATGCATTAGCGCTATTCTGCAATGCGACTTGCTGACGAGCATTCAAGTTTGCAAGCTCAAGATTCTGAGAAGCAGCAGCATTTGCCAAAGAAACCTGTTGTCTGTTGTTCAGATTTGTCAAATTCATCTGAGCAAACGTCTGAGCATCTGCCGCAGCAATCGGTGTAGCAGACTCCATAGCCGCTTGAACAATGGCGGCACCAGCCATGCTACTACCACCAAGCCCACGCGATGCCATAGCCGCATTTGCAGCCCGCATAGCACCAGCAGCCCATGCTGGAGTGCCGTTATTGAACTGTTGCATCAGAGACGTGAGTTGTCCCTGAATAGTTGCTGCAGCTTCAACTCTTCCTTGCTCTGCAGTGGCTAGTGCTTGACTGAAGCTTCCTTGCTGTGCAATGGCAACAGCGTCTTGATTCAGCTTATCCGCAATGGCAGCAACTGCTTGAATAGGTTCGGTAATCTGCAATGCCTGTCTTGCTACATCAACAATTTCATTTGCTGCTGTTTGACGCTCCTGTGCAATGACAGTGGATTGAATAGATGTTTGTTGAGCAATCTCTTGCGGAATAACTCCAGCTTTTGCTGCAGCTTCAACCGCAGTGGGAATCATCGTAGCACTTTGAATAGCTGGCAAGTTGTATGCTGTAACTGCCTGAGCTTGTGGTGTAGCACCTTGGAAGGTGGCAGCAGAAACTGCCGTAGGTGCTGCAACTTTTGTAGCCGTTGCTTGCTCTGCTGCACCAGCCTTTGCTGCTTCTTGAACACTTGTTGCTGCCATTTTTGCTGTTTGAGCAGTGCCAAGGTTGTAATCAGTGACGGCAGTTGCTGTAGGAGTAGCACCAGCAAGTTCAGCAGCCTTTGCTGTGAATGTCTTATCTGAAGTTACAGCAGTAGCTGTAGGGGCACCACCAACGTCTGCCGCAGTGGCAGCAGTTGCCAGCATCTCAGGCGTCTGTGTAAGAGCAGGTGGAGCCGTCACCGTAGCAGCAGGGCCTTTCTCAACAGCAGTGGCTTTAGCAGCATCAGAGAGTGTTCCCTGTTGTGCTGTCACTTGAGCGCCAGTTGACAATGTTCCCTGTGACGCAGCAAGCTTGTTCATCTGCTCTTGAATATCACCAGTGGCAGTGTCAGCAGTATAAGTTTCACCTTCTGCTACAGGCGCTGCTGTAGCTGATGTTGCTGGCGCTGCTGTCTTTACTGTCGCTGTAGGCGCTGTACCAAGTTGATATTGAGGCTTCGTGGTATCAAGCGTCAAACCTGCTGTAGAGGTCTGTTGAGCCTGTACCTGCTGCGTTGCACCAGCAATGGGAACACCAGTGTCTGTATATTGTGTAGCTGGATTTGTTTTTGGTACTGTAGTGCCTGCTGTAGCAGCAAGACTTTGAAGATATGTCCAATCTTCGTTTGCTAGTTTCCATCCTGCTTGTTCAGAGCCAGCCCTAATTTCTGCATCTGTAAACCCTTCAGAACGCAAACGATTGTATTCAGCAGCTTCTTGTTGCGCTGTAGCAGTGGCAGGATCAATGTTTAGCTTAAACTGCTTTGTAGCTGTGCCACCTGTAGTGCCGCCAGTTGTAGTTGTGTCAGTGCGTACTTTCGGCGATTGCTGACCAGTGTCAGGACGCACCGTTGTTGGTTGTTTTGCCAACCAATCTTCAAATGCTTTATCTTGAGCGCGACCAAATGACCCAGAGCCTGTTTCTCCAAAATACGGAGAATTGTACATATCCATCGTACCCGGTGAACCCTCCATAGACTTTTGAAAGTCTGTGTAGGCTTGAGATTTTTTGAATGCGTCGATCTGTTCTTTAGTAGCTGTTACGCTTCCACCTTTCGCATACTTACGAACAACACCACCCTTAGCCATGCGTTCAGCGTACTTATCAGCCACCATGCCATACTTCATCTGCAAAGCAGGAGAGCTTTGAAGAAACTCATCAAAGCCCTGCATAGGGCCTTCGTAGCCAAGCTTACGTGCTACGATTTCTTTTTGCTTTGCAGTGAATTTACTCATACTTTTCTCGGTGAAATTAGGGCATCGTTAATATATAGCATCAGAGTGGGGTTATCTCTAAGAAGAGCAATTAGTCCGCTGGTGATGCAATATACCTGCCTTTCTGATAGCTCAAGTTGGAATATTTCATCAATGACATGTAACGATTCATGTAACAATGTATCAGCTTCTAATAGCCTTTGTTGTTTGTCTTTGACAACAATTGTGCTTGTTTCAAAATCCACACCACCAACTTGTTCGTCATACTCCTCAACTTTTACTACACTATATTCTCTACCAACAATCTTCAACGAAGACGGAATAGTCATTTAAGTAGTCTCGCTTCTGCTTGTCTACGTCTGGTAAGACCTGTCAATATTCTACCAGCAGCTTTGTTCCACTTCACTATCTCTTCCGTCGCGCCATTCCAATCTTTAGCGTCAACACGCTTCTTCAATGTTGATATGCGATAGTTTCTGAGTCCGCAGTTATACGCGAAAGAGATAATTGCAGCAAGACGTCTCGGAGGCTCTTGTTGCAACACTGGAGACATTGTCAATACCCCGGCACAGAAGTGTAACAAATGATTGTCTAGGGACGCTTCAGCCTGTTGTTGTGTCCACACAGTGTCTTGCTTCACTTCAGGGCCTGTGCTGCCCCATCCTATCGTCCACGGCTGTGCGCCTGTGCCGGGATCGGGATAGGCATGACAGTCTCCATTAGGAAGTCGTCTAGCATATCCCTCAAAAGGCTTACACAATGCTTCCTTTGCAATGGATATTGCTTCAGCGACCTGTGTATTTTTCAATAGGTCTGCCGACATAATAGAACGTCAATACCATCAACAAAATACCAAAGTCTTCTGGTGTCCACACCATCCTGATAATTTCAAGAGGATGAACATTAGACAACACAGCGTAGTTGACAATGACTAGCTTCACTGCTGTGTATAGTCCAAACAACACCCAAGCAATGCCGGGACGAACCAACGCAGACACACTAGCAACCCATTTCCACGCTTTGCTATCTGCTTCGCCTTGTTGTTTGAAAGCATCGCTGATAGCATCCAAACTTGTCTTGCTGAAGTCTACGTATTTCTCTTCCATGCGAAACTCACCTCTCATTTTCTCAAGGTCAGTCTGCAGCGTGAACATCTTCAGTTCGTGAGAACGTTCGTCCTTCTTGTCGAAGAACTTCAACACTTCTGGAGCAAGACGGAACAGCCCTCCTAAGAGGGCACCGATGAAGCCTGAGCCGAGAAATTCAATCATGGTTAGGTAGGCCAAACCAATGGAGGAAGCTCTTGCTCAACATCGGCAAATCCTGTTGGCATAGGCCGCGTACCATCCTGAACTTCAGCCAGCATCTCGTACATCTTGGCCCACGTTGCATCACGCGCCTCCACGCCATATTGACCTTCAGCCGCGAACCTTGGTGTCGGGCTAGTGGCGTAGGTGCACAGGCTCAGCATGCCGTCGTAGTTCCGAGTACGAGCAAAAGAATCAAGACGAGCCTGAGTTGCTTCTACGATTGCGCTGAGGAGGTCTGCCTGTGCAATTGCAAGCTCTTGAGGCGTTCCCGCCCGAACGGACCACGCCTGCGTCCACACCCCGTTGGTCAAAACAGGCGTGGACTCATCAGCCACCTGACCAGCCTGAGTTGTAGGTTTTGCAGCCAAGGCAACTTCATACAGGCCAACCTCTTCCAGTTGGGCAGGCGTCGGGTCAGCCGGCAACGATACCGTGCGATTGTCTTGCCTAAACTCGAAAACCGAGTACGGGTACTTGTCAACTGCGCCATTCTTAATCAGTGCGTACATCAGAAATTACTCCCAAAAAATAATCCGTTGCCTGCAGCCCCAAAATTCCAACCCGTATTGGTTCCGCCATCTACGTTGCCGTTTGATGTAAGGGCCGACCACGTTGCACCACCTGTGGCGGTAGACCTGCTGATATTGCAGAACGACACGCTGACGGTGCCAGACGCCTTCGACAGAGTCGCTGCCCCGGTAGAGGTCGCGTTGATAGTGACGAGGTTGCCCGACGTACCGGACACGCTGAAGTTGGTTACCGTCTGAGTGCTGCCAGAGGTGAACGTAAAAGTCGTCGGCTGAACGGTGTTCTGGATGGTGGTGAACGTGTTGTTGCCAGAAATCGTCAATGCACCAGCGCCGGCGTTCTGCAGGATGTTGTACGTTAGCCCGCCACCCCCAAAGGTCTTGGAGCTTGTCGATGTCATGCGGATCGTGCCCGTGCCGGGGGTCACAGTGCCGCCATTCACTTGAAACGCCGTGCCGCTGCCAGTGAGCACCAACGTGCCGGATCCAAACGTCAGGGAAGCCGGAGAAGCTTGGGAGTAGGCGCCAAACGTGACGGTGTTATTGCCAACAGCAAAGGTGCCAAAATTGTTGCTAATACCTTGTGAAACAGTTAGGTTGTCAGCTGCGGTAACCGTTACTACGACGTCTATCCTAAACGTGGACGTAAAACTTGCTCCATTGCTTGTGATCGTGGAATTTTTTCCAAAGAAAAGACCGCAACTAAGAGACAAAGTCAAGCCGGAGCCAGATGTCCAATTTCCTAAAACAATTATTTCAGGCGCACTGGCCGCAGACAAAGTGAGCGCGGTTGTTCTTGCTCCAGCACTGAACACGCCAATTCCGGCTTTCAGTATTGATGGATATACGGCATCAACGGTGATGGTTGAACTTGCGGCCCCGCTGCTGTTGTCGATGACTACAGTGTCTTGGGGCAGTGGGAAGTTGGTCACCGCAGCGGCGCCGCCGCTAGATGCCGCCCACCGCGTTGCGGCGTCGGTCACCCAGTTGCCAGTGCCGCCTACCCAATAAGACGTCTTGGCCGTCGTAAACGTGATGCCGCTGTTGGCGCTGAGATCACCAATGCTGGAGCCACTGAGGGTGACGCCGCTGAACGTGATGCCGTAGAAATCTAGGCAACTGACGTTTTGCAGCGTTGTTGAAGTAATGGTTCGCGACACGCCGCCAGCCCCGAAAACAAATGTGCGCCGGTTGTGCGGATTGGTCGTCGCCGACGCGCCGTTAAAGTTAAGCGTCGTCGCAGTGAAAGAATTGTTGATCGTGACAACTCTGGAGTTCGCGACTGTGCCGCCAAAGGTCAAAGTAGTGAATACCGCTCCAGTGCCTGTGGGAGAAATGGTTATTTGCTGGCAAGCCGCAGTTCCTAACGTAACTTGGTTGATGGTCACATTCCCGCAGGCCAGCGTGACGTTGCCTGCGGTGTTCATCCAGACGTGACCGCTGGCCGCGCTGACGGTGCCAGACAGCGTGAACGTGCGGTCGCCGGTGTCGCAGTAAAGAACACCACCCGTCCCAAAGTTGAGGGTGGCGCCTGAGTTAAGCGCAAAGTCACCGGCTCCAGTGCTTAGTGTGAACCCGGCCAATTCCACTGTGACGCCGGTTAACACTGTGACGTTGCCACCAAATGTTACGCCAGTAGATAGCGTGTAGGTGCCAGTCCCGGAGAACTGCACAGCAGCGTTGCTGAGCTTAGCGGCGTTGCTTACGCTGATGGTGCGCGAACCACTGAAAACAGACACGGCCCATTGCGCGGTGTTGGTCGGGTTGTACCGACCGAGAACGCCCGGGTTAATGCTGATAGAGCCAAGAATCGTTAAGTCTGAAGAGCCCGCCAGCGTCAGAATGAAGTCTTGTGAACTGACGGTAAAGTTGGCGCAAGATGGACTGCTTGATATGGTTACCGTGTAGTCCGCACCCGAGTCCGACGCATTGTCAAAAAAGACGTTGTCAGCCGACGTGGGTACGCTGGCACCTGACGCTCCGCCAGACGACGTAGACCAGTTCGTTGTGTTGGTGCCGTTCCACGTCCCAGTACCACCGACCCAGTAACGATCTGCCATGCTTCACCTCAGACTTGGTTAGTGCCGATGGCAAAGTAGTTGGTGCCGTCGTACCAGAAGTTGAGCACCGCCCTTTTGTTATTCGCTCCCGCCCAAGTGGAGCCAAGAAAAATCACTGTTCCCGGCCAGTTGATCGTCTGCGCCGTGCTGGTGCCATCAGAATCAATTAGCAGTTGCAAATGACATGGGCCGGGCGGCGCGGTAAATGTGTAAGTAATTGTTCCAGTAGGTTCTG